AGACACTAGCAATAAAATATACTCCTTACGGAGATTACGAAAAGCCAATGTATGATTGGATGGATCAGTACCGCAAGGAGCGGGGTCTCAACAAAGATCAGTTTACTTGGGATATGATTCCATTTGATATTATGGCTACCTATGCAGGTATGGATTCTCTTTGTACTTTTCTGCTTTACGAGAAGTTTGTAAAAATTAAGCAGAATAAGAAACTGGCATGGGTATATGACAATATTCTAATTCCAGGAACTCGATTTCTCACTAATATTCAAGATAATGGAGTACCGTTTGATCGACAGCGACTGCTCCTGGCACAAGATATTATGCAGACTGACATTGACAATGCAATTGAAGAATTATATAGAGATCCTGCAATTACTAAATTCGAAGAAATAAATGGAAAATCTTTTAATCCTAATAGTACTGTTCAGCTTCGTCAGCTTATGTTTGATTTCCTTGGCCTTAAGCCGACTGGAAAGAAAACTGGTACGGGCGCGGAATCTACAGACGCTGAGGTATTGAAAGAGCTTTCGGCTCAATCACCTGTACCAGGACTTATTCTGAATATTCGCCAGAAGTCAAAAATCAAGAATACATACCTTGATAAGATTATTCCGCAGTTGGATAGAGACTCTCGGCTACGCACGGGTTTCAACTTGCACGGCACTACTAGCGGGAGGCTATCTTCTAGTGGTAAGTTAAATATGCAGCAGTTGCCTCGTGATAACCCTGCTGTAAAAGGATGTATTAAAGCGAGTCCAGGACATAAGATTGTTGCAATGGACTTAACGACAGCAGAAGTATATATTGCTGCAAAATTAGCAGACGACAAAGCACTGATGGATGTGTTTCGTAGTGGGGGTAACTTTCACTCTACAATTGCTCATAAAGTATTTAAATTGCCATGTGAAGTAGAAGAAGTGGCAGAAAAGTATAGTATGCAACGACAAGCTGCTAAAGCTGTTACCTTCGGTATTATGTATGGTGCTGGTGCATCTAAGATTAGTGAACAAGTAACAAAAGATAGCGGAAAATATTTTTCCAAGCATGAAGCCCAAGAAGTTATTAACGATTATTTTAGAGAGTTCCATAAGTTAAAATCGTGGATTGAAGATAACCACAAGTTTATCGAACAAAATGGATTTATCTATAGCTTCTTTGGCAGAAAACGGAGATTACCAAATGTTAATTCCACGGATAAAGGCATCAAAAGCCATAGCATTAGGTCTGGTCTTAACTTTTTGGTGCAGTCTACTGCTTCTGATATTAACCTATTAGGCGCAATTGACGCAGAAGCGTATATTCGCGCTCATAAGATGAAAGCTAGAATATTTGCATTGGTACACGACTCAATTCTTGCAGAAGTGCCAGAAGAAGAAGTACCAGAGTATTGTGAAATTCTACAGACTTATATACAGCTGGACAGAGGTGTAAGTATTCCAGGCGCTCCAGTTGGCTGTGACTTCGAAGTTGGAGATGACTACGCAATGGGTAAATTCGAGAAAGTATATGGTCATTACACTGAAGACAGTCAATAAGATTAAGTTTCCAGTATATGTTATACCTTCAGGCAATTGGGATAGAGCAGACGGGTTACTTTTTCTCGATGGAGAATTAGTAGACGATAAGAATATGCCAGGAGATACTCTTGGCATACGAAGGCTACAAACGCCTCATAAGAACTTACTTAGGCTAACAAAGCAGTTAAATACACATATTGGATTGCTGAAGCAACCTACAAGAACTTTTATAGATAGCAACGGCATTCCATTTATCTATGAAAAAACAAAGATGTGTACAATAAGATATTTTAAAATAAAAAGAGTTGAAAGAAAAGAAGTTGCAGCAGTAATTTGGGTACAAGGAATTCCCTCCCCCTTTACTGTTCCACGCCCGCCTGAAGATGGAATGATTTGGGCAGGCATTTTACACTACCACGGACTTCCCTGGTTATTATATGAGTACTCGGAGACTAAAAAGGCCGACACTCGAAGAAAAGTATAAGAGGTATTATGGCTAAGCGATCGAAGACTCTAGCAGGGGCTAATCTTGATTTACAGCAAATTGAACCATTAACGCAGAATCAGCTAAAAGCATTTGAAAGTGACCAGCACTTAGTGCTTCATGGAGTTGCAGGAACAGGAAAAACATTTATTTCGTGTTATCTTGCCTTTGACGACATGATTAAAGGTACATACAATAAGCTGGTTATTATAAGAAGTGCCGTATCAACTCGTGACATTGGGTTTCTTCCAGGAACAGAAAAAGAGAAGTCTTCTGTATACGAAGAGCCTTATAAGGACATTTGTATTGAGCTTTTTCAGCGTGGAGATGCATACGAAATCTTAAAGCAAAAACACTTGGTTCATTTTATGACTACTTCTTTTATTCGAGGAGTAACACTAAGAAACGCTACAATTCTTGTCGATGAATGCCAGAATATGTCGTTTCATGAGCTAGATTCAATTATAACGCGAGTTGGGGAAGGCTGTAGAGTTATATTTTGCGGAGATTTTCGGCAAGCTGATCTACAGAAAAATGGTTTACGAGACTTTATTCGAGTACTAAAGGCAATGGACAGTTTTGATCTTGTTGACTTTGAAATACGAGACATTGTGCGAAGTAGTTTTGTAAAAGAATATATTATCGCTAAAACGGAGCTAGGTTTTTGAAAGCAGTTATAAGTAATAGAATTTACCTAGAATGCACGCGAGAGTATAGGGAAGTTTTAGCGAAAGAACTGACATACACCATTGCGGGGCGGGGTCCAGACGATCCGCCCCAGGTGATAAAAAATATGCAACGTGTTCGAGATAATCTTGTTACTATACCAGTAGGAAGAACGGATCTAATACCAGAAGATTACGAAATAGTCGATAAGCGTATTCATATGCCAATTGACTTTCCTGAGTTTAAGTTCCCTCTCCGAGATAGCCAACAGGCGGTTTTTGATGAGCTTGATGACAATTGTATTATCAACGCTTGGGTCAGCTGGGGCAAAACTTTTACAGGTTTAGCAATCGCAGGAAAACTTGGACAGAAAACTCTTGTTGTAACACACACTGTACCTCTACGAAATCAGTGGGCCAAAGAAGTAGAAAAAGTCTATGGAATTACGCCTGGAATCATAGGCAGTGGAAAATTTGAAATTGACGCTCCAATCGTTATTGGGAATACTCAGACTTTATACCGTAATATCCCGAAGATTAGAAAAGAATTTGGGACTATTATACTCGATGAAATGCATCACGTATCCAGTCCGACCTTTTCTAAAATTTTAGATACAAATTACTGTAGATATAAGATTGGCTTGTCAGGTACAATTGAAAGAAAAGATGGTAAACATGTAGTGTTTCGTGATTATTTTGGGTCAAAGATATTTAAACCACCAAAAGAAAACTATATGACACCTACCATACAGATTTATCGTTCGGAAGTTCGATTTATGGACGGTGCAAGTATTCCTTGGGCAAAACGAGTAAATGCTTTGTCCAACAATAATGAGTATAGACATTCAGTTGCTATGTTAGCTGCTGCTTATGCCGCGAAAGGACACAAGGTACTTGTGGTGTCAGATCGAGTTCACTTTTTACGAGCTTGCGCCGAACTGACAGGTGAAAAAGCGGTGTGTGTTACAGGCGAGGTCGCTCACGAGGAAAGAGAAACGCTCGTGAATGAAATACTCTATGGAGATAAGAATGTACTTTACGGAACTCAAGCAATTTTTAGCGAAGGTATATCAGTCAATACACTTAGCTGCCTTATACTCGCTACACCCATTAACAATGAGCCGCTTCTTACGCAGCTCATCGGACGAGTCATCCGAAAGCAAGAAGGAAAACGAGACCCTGTAGTAATTGACATTCATTTAAAAGGTAAAACCGCACAGCGGCAAGCCTCTAATAGAATGGGATATTACATGAAACAAGGTTATCAAATACAACAGCTTTAAAAAAATATTTCTTGACTTTAATTGGATTTTTTGATATAATATGCTCTTATATGATTGGAAGAAGATATTCGACTGCGCGGAAGGAAGCCCCTCCGACATAGTACTTATTTTGCGTATGATGTCAGAAGGACTTATTCCAAAGAATAGGTATGATAATATTTATAAATATTATACAAAAGACTTTCGTGGGCATTCTTTCTTAGCACATGATGATGTACTACTATTCAATAGATATAAACACACAAGTAGTGAAGTTGCACAATATATAGCACTTGCATCTCTTCGATCTCTTGCTGAATATTATGCTTACGGAACTACTACACTTAATCTGCTCCACTGCCCAGTGGACAGAGAACTTTTTAACAACAACAGTCTACTTCGTATAGAGGATGATACACTTCACTTTATATACGAAGAAGTCCCACAGGAGAAACATTAATATGGCAATTTCATTTAACAAATCAAAAGGTGCAGCACAGAAATCATCTATCACTAGCTACGGCTATCGTGACGGAGATAACACAGTTCGTTTAGTTGGCGATGTTCTCGCTCGCTATGTGTACTGGATTGAAGGTAAAAACGGTAAGAATATTCCATTCGAGTGCTTGTCTTTTGATCGCAATGAAGAACGCTTTAACAACAAAGAAAAAGATTGGGTTCGTGAGTACTACCCCGATCTAAAATGTGGCTGGAGCTATGCAATGCAGTGCATTGACGGTGGCGAAGTCAAAGTAATCAATCTAAAGAAAAAACTCTTTGAAGCAATTCTTACTGCTGCCGAAGACTTAGGCGATCCTACTGATCCAGAATCTGGCTGGGACGTTAAGTTTAAGCGAGTAAAGACTGGACCTCTTCCCTACAATGTCGAGTACCAGCTTCAAGTATTAAAGTGCAAGCAGCGCCCTCTTGACGAGTCTGAACTAGCTCTTCTTGAGACTCTGAAGTCTATGGACGATGTTATGCCTCGCCCAACTCCAGACGCTCAAAAAACTCTTCTTGACGAGATTCGTGAGGAAGGTGGTGAAGAAGTTGATGAAGAAGCACTTGAAGACGAGTTTAACATCGGATGATATTATTTACAGCAGACTGGCACATTAAACTGGGACAGAAAAATGTCCCAGTAGCTTGGGCTTTAAATCGCTACAATATGTTCTTCAAGCAGATACATGAGCTTGAAAAACAGTGCAATATGCACATTATTGGGGGTGATTTATTTGACCGTCTGCCGAATATGGAAGAGCTTGAACTGTACTTTACGTTTATTCGTAGAGTACAGATTCCTACTATTATATTTGATGGAAAC